AGGAACACCCTCAGCCTGCTGTCGCGGGTTGGTCAGCGATAAGAGATGCGCACCGCTGCTCTAAATACATACTTCGAGCTCTTCGAAGCTGAGCGGCAGAAGGTGGCTGGCGTTGATTTCGCTGCTGACTTCAGCACCAAAGAGGCGTTCTGGGCTCCCAGCGGTGGGCTTCCCGGCGGGGTACGTAAACTCATGTCCGGTGGCGCCCGTAAAGTAAAGCGCGCGCCCGATGCTACTACGATGGGTAAACTGGACCCCAAGGAACAGATGCGCATCTTAGATGAGCAGCGGCTGGCCAAGATGCCTGACTGGCAGGCTCCCAACGCAGGCGGCGCAAGCGGTGCCGGAGCCGGAGCTGGCGAGGCCGCAGCGGAAGCCGCCCAGGGTGCTTCTGGGGGCGGCATCAGTCCTTGGTGGCTCGGTGCTGCCGGCCTGGGAGCCGCGGGTGCCGGTGCTGCCGGAGGCTACGCCGCAGGCGAGAGCGCTGGTGAAGGCAACGCTACGCTAAACCGCGGCCTGGCATACGGCGGGGGCCTGGCCACGGGCCTGGCAGCTCCGCACCTCTTACAGGGCCTTAACCGCATGGTTGCTAACCAGGGACTTCTACCTGGTGGCAACTACGGCGGGTATGACTTCACGAGCATCTGATGTCTAAGTCCAAACTAGTAGAGGCGCTTGACAGCATCCTCGCAGAGGCTAAGCAGGCCTACCGTGAGAAAACTGCTAGCGCTGCGCCGGAGCCTGAGCCCGCGCACCCTGTGACCGAGAAAGGTGCAGAACTGCGTAAGCTGGCAGAGCTGCTTCGTGCTTCTGACACAGACCCGACGTACGAAGAACTCAACGCTTTTGTGGAGAGGCTTCCGTGAACCACAAGGTCACCGCGCAAGAACTCCGTAAGCTAGCAGAGCTGCTTCGCACCAAAGCCGCGGCGGATGAGACAGACCGCACCCAAAAGTGCGCGTCTCTTCTTGTGTCTGCTATTGGCATGGAATTCCTGAAGTCTAAGATTTATGGTGAGCCATGAGTAACGCACTCCTAGAGAAGGTAGCCGCCGTACTCGAAGCTGCGGCTGACGAGTACGATGCCCGTGCTGCTGATTACGCGCGTAAGGAGAGCGAGGCTCGTAACAGCCTCGTGTCCCCCGTGCTTGACAAGGTTGCGCTGGCCACCGGTCTGGACGAGGATGAAATCAAAGAGAAACTCTCGGCTGCGGACTTGTCTGTCGTCGAGATTCTCTCTAAGTTAGCTAGTGAAGAGTCTGCGCATGAGTTCGGTGGACCCGACTCTGTTAAGACAGCAGGTATTGAAAACAAGGAAGGCAGGGCTTCTGCGGCCGATGAGCGCTTCCTCAACTGGCTCTCTAAGTAGGGAGAAAATAGATGTCGATTCTGAACTCTAAGTTCGACATTCTCCGTGGGTGGCCGAACGGTAGCGCGGTCGCTGAGGACCTTGTCATCGGCGTGCCGAGTAACGATTCTCTGCACACGGGAGACTGGGTTCGCCTGGATCCTGCCGGTGCAGGCTACGCCCCGGTGGACGAAGCGCGTACCGCCAAGGACGCCAGTCTGATCGCGGGGGCGGCTCACGCTAACATCGAGGCTCCCGAGCTCTGGGGTCTTGTTATCGAGGGTCGCGACGAGTACTCGGCGCAGGCTTCGGGTCGGATCACTGTTCTTCTTGGCGGCGGGTACATCGTTCGTCTATGGAACGACCCCGACAAGGCTGCAGCGGACCAGATGTTTGACGAGGCGCTCATGGCCCCGGGACGTCCGGTTACCCTGCTCAACGGCCAGATTGTTGACGCTGGGATTGCTGCCGGTGAGGCGGTGCTCCCCACCACCACGCAGATTTTCGGATACTGCCTGAAGGTGGTCGGCGCTGGCGACAACGCCACCTGCGACCTCTACATCAGCCTCTAAGGAAGGGTGCTAAAAATGCCTCGCAAGGAAACTGCAGAGCTTAGCGCCCAGTTCATCAACTCGAACTTCGTTCGGAAGCTCGAGGAGGGCCGGGTCAAGGAAGCCGAGGACGAGGGCTCCCGGTTCATCCGTTCGCGGATGCGCCAGGACTCGTTCGCCCGGGAAATCCTCGAGCCCGTTGAGATCGGCCCCGATGAGCTGGACCGCGACGTCAACACGGACCAGCCCCGGAAGATCATCGAGAAGGAGCCGGACAGCACGGCCACCTACGTGACCTTCAAGGGTACGGGTCAGCGCAGCTGGTTCCGGGGTCCCCGGTACTCGGTCTACTTCGGCAAGGTTGAATCCGAGCGGTTCACGAAGTCGAAGTTCGAGCTGATGACCTATCAGAACGACATCCGCAAGATCCTGACTGACAACTCGGTCAAGGATATGGCGGACCAGGAAGACCAGAAGTTCATGGAGACGGTGAAGGCGGCGGTACCTGTTGCTAACGAAGGCACCGCCGCGGCTAAGGCTGGCGCTGCGAACTTCGACCCTGCCATCATTCGTGCTGGTGTCAACATGCTTCTAGCCAACAAGATTCCCTGCGGGAAGCTCTTGATGACTAAGGAGCTGTACAACTACGCCATGGAAATGCAGGCCGCGCAGATTGGTGACTCGGTGGCTTCGCGTCACTACAATGAGGGCATCGAGGGCGAGAAGAGCCTGTACGGGTACCCGGTCATCACGACCATCAAGAACGACATCATCGCCAACGATGAGATCTGGTTCTTCGCCCCGCAGGAGTACCTCGGCAACTTCTTCCTGCTGCAGGACGCCACCCTGTTCATCAAGCAGGAGGCTGACATCATCGAGTTCTGGAGCTACTCGGCTCCGGGCATCGGTATCGGCAACGTGAACGGCATCGCCAGGATCACGGATATCGCTGCGCCCGGCGCGTAAGTTCCTAGCCTAGGAACGTAACTAAAGGCCTTGGCGGTTTCCCTCCAAGGCCTTTTCTTTTATACTTCGTTCAGAACATTCCCCAAGCAGGGTAGCAACGTGGCTAAGGTAAAGAACGTCTCTAAGAGGCACATTCGCGTAATCATCTCAGAGCGGTGGTGGGGCTTCTACCCTAGGAAGGTAGTCCGGGTCCCGGACACCCTCCTGGCCACGGACCGATTCAAGGCCCTAGTGGAAGAGGGCAAACTCGTTATAGTCCAGGGTTCACCTGCTGCTGAGCCTGAGGTCCCTGCTGAGCCTGAGCCTGCTGCTGAGCCTGAGCCTGCTGCTGAGCCTGAGCCTGCTGCTGAGCCTGAGCCTGCTGCTGAGCCTGAGGTCCCTGCTGCTGAGCCTGAGGTCCCTGCTGAGCCTGAGGTCCCTGCTGAGCCTGAGGTCCCTGCTGAGCCTGAGGTCCCTGCTGAGGAAGAGAAGTCCAAGCGCACCCGCCGCGCCCGCCGCAAGGCGTCGGAGGACGAAGCTCCCTCCTACGAGGAGTAAGCCCCGCCATGCGCCCCCGTCCGATTACAAAGCTAGCGCGGATGTTTTGGGAAGATGAGCCTTCCCTGCTCCGAGCGCCGTCTGCCATCTCTGATGAGGAGTGGGAACGCAATCACGCGGCTGGCATGGCAGCTTCTATGTTAGGCATCCCCGCGGGGTTAATGCTAACGACTAGCGGTGCTCGCACTCTGCTAGATACTAAGGTTCCAGACGATCTAATCTTCAAAGGCAATGTTTCTGACATTGATCATGAAGTAGAACTAGCTAAGGCCCGGGCTGCGCACCCCGACAAAGAAACCAGCGGAGGGCACTACGCGCGTAGAGGAGGAAATGACGCTACACGAGAGTCTGTGCTTCAGGACCTTTGGAATGAACGGCGCCCGCTTCCTGCGGAAGACATTCCTGGGGAACTTAAGCTTCCTAAGAACATAGGAGGCATGGCTGACGCTTCTCCGGAAATGCTTGAGCAAGCCAAAACCCAAATCCGACACGGCCAGGGGTTGACTTACGACGAAATCGCCGAATCGTTAGGCTTTAGTAAGCCCGGTGGGCCTCTATATGCTCCGCACCAGATCCACTCTAAAGGACAAAACGCGTACTTTGTGCAGAGCCAGTTTGGTGATCAGCTAGCGGACGCCATGAAAAGCCCTAGTGCCGCAAAAGACCTTGGGCTAGAACACCACGGCGACGAAATACTGGGCCCCGCTAGGCGCCGAGGCCTTATCAACATCGGGTCCTCCGACATTATAAACAAGGCTGACGTCGTAGCCCACGAGCTAGGCCACGCCACCAAGGAAGGTCCTGGGCTACTCAATAAGCTTCGTAGGTTCAGCGGCACTGGTGCTGGTAGAGGCCTGGGGATGGGTCTCGGCGCGGGGGGCCTGTACATGGCCGCCACCGGGGACACGGATGCGACAGGGCACGTACCTGCGAGCATGGCCCTGGCCAGTATACCTGCAGCCCAGGTTCTTGGTGAAGAAGGTCTGGCTAGCGTTAAAGCCCTCAAGGGTCTTAAGTCCATGCAAGACCAGGGACGAATTTCTGGCGAGGCGTATGACGCAGCTAGAAAACGTCTATTTGGTGCGTGGAAAACGTACGCAGGCCACGGCCTACTACCTAGTTTGGCAGTTGGGGGCTTACTAAGCCTGCCCACAGCAGGTATACTAGCCGCGCGTCACCTAACTAAGGACGACTAAGCATGTACGTGGTTTCTAACCTCTCTAAGAACGTTGTGCTTCTCTTTGGAGGGCAGCGCAGGGTAGCCCCACTGGAAGAACTGCTGCTTACTGAGCGTGAGTTTGAAGACGCCACGGTGAAGTACCTGGTAGCGCGCGGGGTCTTTTGCGAGGGTCCGCTACCCAGCCACCTGGCTTATAAGAAGCAAAAGCCCGTCAAAGTTGCGGACTCGGTCCCTGACGTTCCGAAGCCCCGCCGGACGCGCCGTCGACGCCAGAAGCCCGTAGAGGAGGTTGTCGATGTCGACAATCCGCCTGATCCCGAAGCCTAACCCGATCGTCATCACCGCGCAGTTAGGCGCCAGCAGCGTAATCACGCCGGCGTTTCTCAACAACACAGGCAACACCATCAACGAAGGCGCCTTTGTCTACGTTGACGACAGCGAGGAGCTCCAGCTGGCTGTGGCCACGAGTGAGCTCACCGGAGCTGGAGTTGGGTTTGTCGCAGCAGACGTCCCGCACGGAGCTTCCGCGAGCCTTAAGGTCAGTGGACTCTCTCAGTACCAACTGGAAGACGGTGCCCCTGGGGCTAGCCCTGGCGATCTTCTCTTTTTATCAGCTACTGACCCAGGTAAACTAAGCACTAGTCCCCCCGAAGTTGCGGCGGGACGCGTGGTTGTTCAGGTGGGTAGTCACATGAGCGACCAGGTATTAATTAACATTCGAATCATGACGGCGTACACATGAGCCTGTTTACGAAGCCAGCTCCCGAAGCCATCACCGAGGAGCACCTGCTCCAGCTCTATTCGGCCTGGAAAGCTCTCCGTAAAGATGAGATTGCATACTCCAGCAAGTTTGCGGAGGTTCAGCAGCGCCTGCAGCAACAGCTAGAAGAGGCTAAAGCTGCGGTAGCCCAACGAAGCCAGGACCGAGTGGTCCTGCACAACCAGGTCACTCGTAACCTGATGAACATTCTTTCGTCGGCGGCCGAAGAGGCGGAGCCGCCTTTCGCAGAAGTTACGGACATTTCCACTCTGTTGGGACAAATTGGTAGTTTCCTAGCAGCTGACTAAGTCTTTTTCCGTCCCTATTCTGCCCTACTCTTTGTCTAGACGCCGGCTGCTCTCGAGGCAGCCCCTAGCACCAAGGAGAGTTCATGGGCTTCCTAGCTTTTCTAGAGAGTGGCAAGGTTAAGGCTGACGTTGCGTCCACTATGGACGGGAACGGTGACCTTGTCGTAGGCAACGACCTTACTGTCAGCAACGACCTTGTAGTTACCGGTAACCTGACGGTTAACGGTTCCACTGTCACCACCAACACTGAGACTCTGTCGGTCGAAGACCCGCTGATCGAGCTCGCCAGCGGCAACACCGGGGGCGACACCGTCGACATGGGCCTTTACGGCACGTACAACGATGGCTCGCAGCGCTTCTGGGGCATCTTCCGGGATGCCACGGATGGTGTTCTGAAGCTCTTCGACACTACTACCGTGGACCCGGCCACTGGCACCACCATCGACACTGGCGGCGCA